AGTATTGAATTAGAGTATCTGCCAGAAGCTAAAAAATGGAAGGTTGGAGAGACATATTATATAGGTTTGAAAATGAAAATGAAAGGATTAACCATAGACGAAACTGTCAAAAACAATTACAGCAGAGCGACATTTGATATTACAGGCATTGAAATTTTAAAAAGGCCGAAGAAAAAACAATTAATTAAAAGATATGATTAATATTTATGGCAAAAAGAGGAGAAAAAGCAAAATTTGGCGAAAGAGAAGAATCAGCTTTTGCTTATGGAAAGAGAGGCGGAAAATATTCAACCCCTAAAAGAAGAAGAGAAAGAGCTAAAGCTTCAGATTTTCTTTTGCCAAAAGAGAGAAAGTTTCCATATAAAATTGGGGGAAAAATAAGTTGTAAGTTGCTTTTGGCGGCGATTAGAAGAGCCGGACAATATGGATATGCAAAAGTGCAGGCGAAAGCTCGTAAATTATATTCTTCTCATTGCCAGCCAACGGTTAAAAGATACGAATAATTATGCCTCAAGCATTTTTAGATTGTGTAAAAAGAGGAGGAAGAGTAAGGACAATTTCTGGTCCGAACAAAAAATTTGGATTAAAAGCAGATGAATATATGCATATCTGCTTTTTAGGGAAAAAAATGTATCGGGGCGAAGTAAAAAAGAAAAGCAAAAGGTATGATTAAACTAAAAGACGTTAAAAAGAAATTAAAAGATGTTTTAGTGACGCCAAGAGAAAAAGATTTGATGTCAAAAGCATTAAAGTTTGCTGATGAGAATGCGAAAGTAATAATTTTAATACTTGATCCGAAGAAAGACGATATTATCGCAGCGTATGGGAAACATTACAGTTTGGTGAATATCAGGACGAAATTTTTAAAAAGAAAAGTTCATGTTGTTAGGGAAATTTTAAAGGGAAAGAATGTAGATAGAAACATTAATAGAGTATTGCACGTAATGGACGCATTTTTATGGAACTTGGCTCATAAAATTAATAAAAGGTCGGCTAAAAATAATAATAAGTTAATTGAAAAAAAGAAGAATTATGACAAAGAAAAAAAAAGTTAAAGCTGTTGATGTTATTGATAAACACGGCCAGTATATTAGAACTTATGATGAAGAGAGACACGGAAAGGATTTTTTGAAGTTAGCAGAAGAGTTTGTTAAAGAAAACCCGAATGCTCCAGAGGAGAATAAGGGAAGAAAAATCGTTGATCACCCGTATCAGGGAGTGACCGCTGTGGAGGTAGTTAATAATGAAACTGGCCAAGTTGTGGCTACATTTACTGAAGAGAACGATGGGGTTGATTTCTGGGAGAAAGCATTGAAAAGAGCGTCAAGAATTCTTAATAAAAAAGGAAATGCTATTGTAGGGACAGTAGTCCCGGTTAAATAAAATAATGCTGTTTGAGCGGTCAGCATAAAAAAACCGCCGTTTGCGACTGGTCATCGCAAAATAATAAATTAACCTACGCCAGCGAGCAAGGCGTATAAAAAATATGCCAGAAGAAAAAGAAAAAAAAGAGGAGGAAATTCTCAGCATTCCTCCCGATGCCGATGAGGTATCAAAAAAAATTGCTGAGGAAATTCAAAAAGAAAAAGAAGAGAGCTCCTCAGAAGAGGAAGCTCCATCAGAACCCGAAAAAGGGTCAGAATCCGAGCCGGAAGAAAGCGAGGAGGAAGCCGGCGGGACTGAAACTAAAGGGAAAGAGGAAGAGGAAGAAGAGGAAATTAAAACTAAAGAAGAAGAGCCAGAAGAGGAAGAAGAGGAGGAGGAAGAGGAAGAGGAGATTAAAAAACCAAAAAGAACTCCTCGTCTGATGCCCATTTACAAGCATAAAATTGCTGAAAAGAAGTGGGAAAGAGAAAAGCAAGAGCTGGAGCAGAGAATAAAAGAACTTGAAATGCAGGGTAGAACTCAATCTCAAGCAGATCGTTCTGATGCGATTAAAAAATTTGCTGAAGAACAGGGTCTGGACGAGGAGCTGGTAAAAGGACTTATAAATATTGTTGAAGAAGGTCATATATCCCAGCTCCGAAAAGAGATTGAGGATTTAAAAGGAACTCTGCAGAAAAGCAAAGAAGAAGCGGAGATAATGAGACAAAACCGTCTTTTTGAAAAGGAATTTGAAAAAGAGGTTTTGCCTCTACTGGAACAAGAAGGTGTTGCGGATAAAAAGAATGAGATTATGGAGACGCTCCGGGCTCTGGCTTTTACAGAGGAATATGCGAGAACCCCGCTTAAAGTGATTTACAGAGGAGATGAAACTTTTGAGACATTTAGAAGAAAAGGTAAAAAATCAGCAGAGAGCGGAGGAAGAATTACCCACGCTGGAGAAGATAGAGAAAAGTCAATCTCAGAAATGACGGACGAAGAATTTGAGAAATGGTCAGAAGAGCAGGCGGAAAAAGACAGCAGATATTTGGAGAAATAGCAATTTTTATGCTTGGAAGGTCGGGGGCATCAGTAGATTAGAAAGTAAGAATTTAAAAAAGAAATGGCGAATAGTTTAAGTGCTTCCTTCCCTGAATATTGGAGCAGACGAATGCAGGTGAAGAGAAAGAGAGAGAATGTCTATCCTGTTATTTGTAGTTTTGAAGAGAAAGCCGTTTTAAAGAAGGGAGATACGGTTCACAGACCATACAGATCAACTCTGTATGTTAAAACCGTAGGAGCTGGCGGAGCTTATACCAGACAGGATATTACCGATACCGATGAATATTTAACAATTGATGTTAAGAAAGAGATTAGTTTTTATCTTGAGGATTACGATGCTATTCAGCACAATTACAGAATTGCGAATGAATATGCTGACGATGTAGGGAAAGATTTATATAACTGGATTGATGGTGATGTCCTCGGCGAATACGATCAAGCAAGTTCTGTTATTGGAAACTATGAAATAACAGGAAGCGGGTCCAGCGGAGATGGAGTCGGTTTTACCTTAACAACTTCAAATATTTTGAAAGTTTTTGGTAAAGCCAGAAGAGCTCTTAAAAACAAACATATTCCAACCAAAGGAAGATGGGCTATTATTTCTCCAGAGTTTGAGGATATTCTTTATCAGTTTTTAGCTGGTAAAGAAAGTCAACTCGGAGATAGAACTGGAGAGAATGGACACATTGGAAGATATGGCGGTTTTGATTTATATGTTTCAGAAGGTTTAGGGTGGTCAGCCAGATTGGAATTTGGCACTAATCCTACCGCCGGTGATACCGTTACTATTAACGGTGTAACATTTACATTCCAAAATACAGCGGATAGTGCCGGCGAAGTTAAGATTGGTGCTAACGCAGCAGCGAGCTTGGCTAATTTAGTAGCTGCGATTAACGGCTCAGGTACAGGAGATGGAACTGATTATTATGAGTTATCAGAAGCTAACAGAAATCTCTTGACCGGAATTACCGCTACTGCTGGATCTGGCTATATGACCGTAAAGGGTGAAGGAGTTGGATATGTTACAGTTTCTGAAACCTTGACCGCCAGTGCTGATGTCTGGACAGCTTCCAAACAAATTCAACACTGCTTGTTTGGTCAAGGCAAACCGATTGATCTGGTTATTCAGAAATATCCTAAACTTGAGATTAAAGACAGAAGCGGATACATTGGAAAAGATTTTGTCACTTGGATCTTATACGGTCTAAAGACATTCTCGGAAGGAAAAGATGCTATGGTTGATGTTCAGATTAGATCTGACGCCTTTTAGGGATTAAATAACGGGAAATAGAGGGGGGAGAGTTCCTTGTGCTCTTTTGTCAGAGAATTCTGACCCCTCCTCTGTCCCGACCGGATTAATTAAGAATTAATAAAAAGAATTAAAAAAATAATATGACTAAAAAAGATAAAATATTTGTTGTTGGAGTATTAATTGTATTTGCCGTTGCGTTTTACTTTATCGGCAGGCAGACAGCGAGGTTAGGCGGATTTGTAGAACCGCTTCAGACGACATTTAGTTCTGGAATTACTTTGGGAGACGAAGAACAAGCTCCGTGCTTTAAAATTATGGATACCGATAGAGGCGGATATACTTATGTGACTGCTTTAGATGGTGTATTAACCGCTACTGGCGGAGCGGCAGGTACATTTACTATTCCTTCAGCTTGCGGTGGTAAATAAATTAATTGTTATAAATTAAAAATATGATAAAAAAATTAAGCTTCGGTCTTTGTTTAATTATCTTTGTCTTAATAGTGGCTTTTGAGGTTTTGGTTGTTTCTCAAGAAAGAAAAGAAGTGGAAAGAGAAATACTTGGCGGGACAGATGAAGCTACTTATCAGTATTCGGCAGGTGCGGTTGACAGAAGGGTTGTTTCTGGTCCAGCTGTATTGCATAAGTTGGTGATTGGAAAAAATGTGGCCGGGAGCGAAGTTAGGGTGATTGATGATACCGCTACACCGTCTGATCGGGTTGTGTTTCATTTGATTGGAGATTCGCTTGCTGGAGTTTATGATGTGAATGCTTATTTCACGAGAGGGATTATTATTACCGTGACGAACCAGACGAATACTACTTTGCTTTATAGCCCAAGATAAAAATAAAATATGCTTCAATTAAGACCTACAGAGATATTTCCAATCAGTCGTCAATTGGAAGATCCGACAGACGAGAATACTTATTATGTAAGAGCATATATTAGAAATTTGAAGACCGATACCTTGCTGGCGACGATTGATTTGGAAGATAAGGGCGATCAGAGGTTTTATGGGACTTGGGAAGTGCAGGCAGATCCTTCCGGCGAAGGGTATTTTATCAGTGTTTTAACGAAAGTGTTTACAGATGCGAATTATACGCAGGAAAGTCCTATTTATGCCCGGACAGAGCAGATATATTTAGTTCAGGAAAGATGGAACCCAGTTTTTGGAGGCGGGGGTGGAAGCGGTGTTTCTTATTCAAAAATTAGGGATATTGTAAAAGAGGAGTTAAAGAAAATAAAAATTCCCAAGCCGAAAAATGTTGTTAAATATAATACGGTGAGAGAAAAGGTTGAGATTGATTTAAGTCCTTTAAAGAGGGAAATAGAGAAAATAAAAGAGGAAATTAAAAAGATTGATATTCCCAAGCCGAAAGAAATTAATTTATCCGCTTTAGTTGAAAAGATTGAAAAAATAAAAAATAATGTGCAAGAAATTAAAATGCCGGAAACTGATTTGTCTCCAGTGGTAAAAGAGCTGGAGAGATTAAAAATGTTTTTAATTAGAATGAATGAAGAATTGCTGGAGAAGCTGGAGAAAATAAAAAAGAATACGGACGAAAAAATAATAAAAATAGATTTTAAAAATAAAGAAGAAATTAAACCCTTAAGAAAATGGAGATAAAAAAATTTTTTATTATAACTGGAGCTTTAATATGTATAGGCGGAGTTAGTTTTTTAAATATTTTAGGTTTTTGTAGAAAAAATCTCGGCTGGGGAATTCCAGTTTTGCCTCCGTTTCAATTAGTTGACAATTCTTATGTAAAGTTAAGAGGGTCAAGCTGGGAAATTGGAAGCTCTTCGGACAGAATAGCGAAAGCTTGGCTTTCTGCGGTAGATGTGACAGGTAGTGTGGTTTTGGGAGATGCGAGTTCTGATTATCACGCAATAAATACTTCGCTTAATTTTACGAGAATGGTCAATGCCAAATTTGATTTATCTACTGATGGCGTTGAAGGATATGGATATTATAACAATTTAACTTTTTCTGGAGATGTGCCGGGAGGAACGACGGGTGGGTTGCGAGGAATTTATAATTATCTAAATTCTACGGGCTCAATGTATGGTGGGAGTAATTCTTTTATAATGAGAGGTTTTCAATCTTTTGTTACCTCGTCTGCCACGATTGATGATGGCGGAATATATGAGGCGACTGCTTATGACGCTACAGTTAATTTTCAAGGAAATATAATAAATGGAGGAGTTATATTAAAAGGGGCTCAATTGTGTGTAGGATTAAACCTTCCAACTTCAAATACTACTAAATATGGAATAAGAACAGATGTTTCTGGAACTTCTGAATATAATTATGGAGGTTATTTTGTTGCTTATGGTGGAACTAATAATTATGATGTAGTTTTAGGCGGTTCTCATAATTTGTATGCGAGTGGCGGTGATATGACTATTACTGCGTCGGGAGGTGATATTTTGTTTGGAGATGAGAACCTTACTACCACAGGCACAATAACAGGAGGAACTTTGACAGATGGAACTTTATCTATTACTGGGGGGAATTTAACAACAACTGGAACAATTTCAACAACCCAAATAGATTATTCTGACCATACTACAGGAGTAGCTGACACATTGGTTTTTAGGGGTCAAAGCAATAATAATAACTGGGAAGATGTAAAAATTCAATTTAATAATTCTTGGCTGACTATAAACAGTTCAACAGGAATCTCGCTTATAAGTTGGGATATGTCTTTTAAATTAAAAGATAATAAAACAATCACATTTGGGTCTGGAAATGATTATGCCATTGGGGTTAATTCAGGTGCTTCAGATGATTTACAATTTGTTACTGGCACAAGTTTGGGTTCTAATGTTTGGCTTTCAGTAGATAATTCTGGAACAATTGCAGATTTTCAGGATACAAATATAACTACTACTGGCGATTTAACAGTAGGAGAAACGACAATTACAGGCGATGCGAGCGGATATACTTTAAAGTTAACGCAGGGAGCAGATGGAGACCACGGAATACATCTTTTTGATGCTGCGGGGAATGATGAATTGAAAATATATATGAATAATGATGACGCCTATATTTCAGCAGACAATAGAATGTTCTTTACCGCTTGGGGTTCAAGATTGGATTTATATGCTCCTTATGGCGACTTTACTATGAGAGCGGGAGACGATATAACTTGCGATATTGGCGGAAACACGACTTCTCAATTCTTTGCTGTTAGAGATAATAATCAGAACAACTTGTTTATGGTAGATGGGACTGGTGCTTCAACTTGGTATGGAAACGCAGATTTTCAAAGTTATAACATTACTACAACAGGCAAAGGAAGTTTCGGGAACAATTATACAGCCACATTGGGAGATGACAGCAATTCAAGGGCAGGATATTTTACAGACGGCTCTGGAAATGATGTTTATTTGGCAGATGGTAGTTATTCAGTATATACCTATGGAGATATTTATGGTTCATCTGATTTGGGTATTGCTGGCAAAATAACAAGTTATGGTGGCTACGACCCGCCATATATTCTTTTAGATAAATTAACGAAAGACCAACTTTTAGACAGAATTAAGTTTGAAGTTCCGATAGACAAATACGGCGGACTTGCCCTGTGGTGGAACGGAAATAAATTGTTTGGCTTGACCTCGCAAGACGGACAAAATTTAGATGTCTACGAAATTCAGATGAACAAAATAGCAACCTACCAGTTGCCAGACAAGTTTAATGTGAGTTATGAGACAGAATACTATTTTGATACTATGACAGGCGAAGTAAAGCAGACGCAAAAAGCAAAAGCGGAAAAATACAAGATTAAAAACGGGATAAGGTTTGATAGAAAAACAGGAAAGTTTTACGACAAAGAAGGACAAGAGGTCTTAAAAGAAGAAGCAATTGAGTTAATAAAATAAAATGAAAAAAGAAGATTTAGAAAATATAAATTTAATAGGGGGGTTAGTTCCATTACCGAAGGATAAAAGAGATTTTAGATTATCTGCGATAGTTGAATTGCCTGATTTAAAAGAATTGCCAGAAACCTTTGAGTTAGAGCCAGTGTCAATTAAAAACCAATATGGATCGGATTTTTGCACGGCGATGGCGACTTGCGGAATGTCAGAATTGCAGGAAGGGGTGGAATTAGAGCCGTCGTGGTCGTTTGCGGTTTCTAAAATGATTACTGGAGATGTTAGTGTGTGGGGTCAGAATATGAGAGATGCGATGAAGTCCCACGTTAAGTATGGAGCGATAGAAAAAGAATGGTCGCCTTATAGTTTAGAGAATAAAGATTATATCTTTTTGAGATATATTTCTAACTGGCCGGTTGAACTTTTTGAGAAAGCGAAAAAGCATAAAAAGAGAACATTTTTTAAAGTTGATGGGCAGTATGATGATTTTGATAATATTAGGGCTACTATTTGGCTTTTTAGAGATAGAAAAAGAGCGGTTGGAATAGGTTTGGATTGGGGCTGGAGTTTGAGGACTAAAATAATAGAGACGTTGTCGCAAAAAAAAGTAGGGCATATGGTATATGCCATTGGCTGGAAAAAGATAAAAGATATGACTTATTTGGTAATTCAGAATAGTTATGGGAAAGGAGCTGGCGATAATGGAAAGCATTATGTCAGCCGGGAAGTGATTAATAAGATGGTGAAAAAATACGGAAGCTATGTTTTTGTAGATGAAATAGAAAGAAAAGAAGCAGAAAAATTAAACTGGTCAATTTTTAGAAGAATTTGGGAAAAAATTAAAAAATTTTTTAAAAAAATACTATGGCAACACCTTTAACGGGAAAAGATATTATAAATAAATTTCAAAATTTGGTTGACGAAGAAGTTGATCAGGATTTGGCTTTGGATTTGGCGAATACCGTTAAAGATATTATTGAGGGAGATAGACCTTGGCGAATGTTAATAAAAGAGGATAAGAGCCAGAGTTTTGATCCGAGTGATGATTATTTGACAGCGAAAGATCTGCCGGACGATTTTCTGATGGATTATAAAGTGTTTTTAGGAGATGCGACCGAAGATAGTTATACGGAGTATTATCCTGTGCCGTTTGAGGAAAGGAGACGGTATAAGGATAGTCAGGCGTATTATATAGATGTGGCGAATAAAAAGATATATATTTGCGGAAGTGTTGATAAGAGTTATACGATTTATTTGTATTATATTTACGAGACCGATGATTTGACTTTAAAGACTTCACCAGTTTGGCCGAGTAAATTCCATAAAATAATCCCTTATATGATGGCGGAAATTTGGAAAGCCGGAATAGATTACGATGAGATTAATGTCCAGCAGGCGTTGGAAAATAATAAAGTGGCTTCAATGTTATATGAGCAGATGATAAAGTGGGACGCTCAATTAAAACTTCAGTCAATAGCGAAAGCAACGCCCATTCAAACAAAAACAGGTAGAAGAACAGATATTATAGAAGAATTATCAGAATAAAATGAGAAATATTATTGTAAAAGATTTTAAATACGGACAGATTGATACTTTAGAGGATAGAAGCATTCCGAGAGGTGCGGCGTCAAAAGCGTTAAATTGGAGAACGCAAGCCGATAAAATTGAGTTGAGAAGAGGTTATCATTTGCTGGGGAATGAATTAGGTTCGGGAAAAATTACGGGGTTGTTTGTTGCGAAAAGATCAGACGGGAAAGAAATTCCGTTTAGGACGAGGGGGAAAAAGCTTGAATATTATGATGCTGATAATGATCAATGGCAGGAGGTCGGGAGCGATGTGCTGGGAACAGATGCTGATGGAAAAGAAGTTTCTTTTGCTGAATATCATTCGCTGGCTGGAGATCAACTTTTTGTGAATAGTCCGTATGGTCCGTTTTTAAAAATAATGCTGGCAAATCCGGGAAGTTATGCGGATATGTATGATGCGAATAAAAACTATAAGGGATATATTACGATAAAGAAAAATAGAATGTTTTTGTGGAATAGAAAAGAGGATAAAACTGGGTTGTATTTATCAAAAATAGACACGGAAAATTATACGACAGTTTCTGCGGAAGTGATTGGGACTGGAGACGGAAATCAAAAAACTTTTTCTGCAACTTTAAATTTTAAATCAGGCGGAGCGAAAAGAACTTGTTTTGGAGTAGAGGTAACGGACGGAGTAGAAACTTTCAGAGATAATTACGATGGAACTTTAACAGGAGATAAAGGGGGGACGGGAACGATAAATTATATGACTGGAGAAATTTCTGTAACCTTTAATTCAGCAGTTGGAAATGGGGTGAATGTTACGGCTGATTATCAATGGGAAGATAGCACGAATGGCGGAATTTGCGACTTTACTTATTCGTCGCCAAGAGTGGCTGGAGAAGGAGTGGTGTTCAGACAAGATGATGGCGGGATAATTCAGAGCGTTGAAAGTTATCACGATATAGAGTATTGTCTGCACGAAAAGAAAACTTGGCTTTTACAGTTAACGGCTGATGATACGAATGCTTTAAATACTATTTACAGAGAAAAAGCTGGTATTCCGAATTGGAGAGCGAGTGTTCCGACAGCAGACGGAATTTATTATATAGATACTTCAGATGATAAAGATCCGCAGATAAGAGTATTAAGATATTCTGGAGTTTCTGAAAAAGTGTTGCCGTTTTCTGTGTCAAAGGGATTGACTTATCAGAAAAAGCAGGTTGGGATTGATTTGTCAAATTATGTGTTTGATAAAGCGGTAATGAAAGAGTGGGGGGATTTGATCTTGTGTGCTTTTAGGACGGTGGATAGCAATGAGAATAATAGATTGCTGGTTTTTGATAGACATCAAAAGACGATTGATATTTTGGATTATTTTTGTTCCGATTTGGCTGTTTATCAAGGGACATTAATTGCCGGAGATTCTTTTACGAATAATGTTTATACGCTGTTTTCTGGGTTTGATGATGATGATGCTTTGATAGGGAATTACTGGGAAGGGAATAAAGACGACTTGGATTACTATGGATTAAAAAAAGTAAAAAAATTGATCATTAAAGGTGAGATTGATCCGGATCAAACTTTAAAAGTTTATGCTTCGTTGGATAATGGTTCTTTTGTAGAGGTTGGAGAAAT